TTCAGGGGAAGGTAGAAATGCAAAGGGTGACGGCAGACAAGTCGAGTAGTCCTACTCAACTAGTTATTTGCCTTTAGATATATAAAAGCCTATAATATACACATATGACCATTGAAAAATCCCATTGGTCTTCTAACGGAAACGTTATTAATTTATCAGTTCCGTTCACGAAGGTCAACAGAGAAAAAAGAACAGTCTCAGGTTTTGCAACATTAGACAACCTAGATCAGACTGGCGATGTGGTTACGCAGGAAGCAAGCATGAAGGCGTTTGAAAGCTTCCGTGGAAATCTAAGAGAAATGCATCAGCCAATGGCGGTAGGCAAAGTTGCATCTTTTAGGCCAGAAACATATTATGATCCAAAAGCAAAAGAATTTTATAACGGAGTATATGTTGATGCATATATCTCAAAGGGTGCACAAGATACATGGGAAAAGATTTTGGACGGAACCCTACAAGGATTTTCAATTGGCGGAAAAATTATAGACTCAGATACAGAAGTAAATAAGTCTACAGGACAAAGTGTCCGTTTTATTAAAGATTACTCACTTGTTGAATTATCAATAGTTGATTCTCCAGCAAATGAACTCTGCAACATCTTGTCTATTGAAAAAGTCAATGGTCAAATGATTTTCAAAGGCATAGCTGCAGATGTGAAAATGGAGAACATTTTTTATTGTGCAGAAAGTGATTCTGTATTTATGTCAACAGAGTCTGAGTATATTTCACCAGTTACTGGTAAGAAAACAGAACTTATTGGTTGGGTGGAATCTAATGACGCTAACAAGTCAAAAGAAATAGATAAAATTCTTGATTCATACAAATCAAGATTGAAAACGTTGCCTGATACACAAATAGAAAAACAGGCAAACGCAGAAGGAGGTAATGAAGTGGAAAACAACGTAGAAGTTACCAATACAGAAGCAGTTATTGAAAAAGCTCGTGAAGCAAAAGATATAATTGCAGAACAGCAAGCAGCTAATGCTGCTGCCTCAGCTCCAGTAGTTGAGAAAGTAGAAGAATCTACAGAACAAGACACTTCTGCCGAAGTTCTGGAAAAAGCAGCTGAAGTATCAGATGCACAGGTAGATGAGCCTGATTTTGCAAAGATGCTTGGCGACCTTAAGGGTTTCTTCTCCGAGACTTTGGAAAAGGCCTCCGAGGCAAACGCAGCTCAAGTTACAGCTATTAAAGAAACAGTTGAAACTTTCAGCAAAGGCGTAGATGCTAGAATTTCAGAATTAGCAGAAAAGCACACAGCTCTCTCGGATGCAGTAAATGCAATTAAGAACACTATTGAAGGTGTTGAGAAGAGAGTAGACGCAGTCGAATCAGAGACTGCAATTAAGAAGTCCTCAGACCTTGGCGGGTCTCAGGAAGTAACAATAAAGAAATCAAAATGGAACGGCACTTTCCTCGGTTCCGTTAGTGAATTGATTAAATAAGGGTAGGTGAAATAACTAATGAGTAATGAACTATTAGCTAAAGCGGCTGACTATGCAACCCTAACGGGTAGCATGGCTGGAGCAGCAGACCCCACCACTGGAATCCACGTCGGTTCCGAGGGTAAAGGGGGCTTGCTCAATCCAGAGCAGTCCGCAAGATTCCTTGATTACATGTTCGATGCAACAGTAGTCGGAAAGCTAGCACGTACAGTTCGCATGCGAGCTGATACTACAGAGATAGATCGAATTGGCGTTGGCGAGAAGCTTATGAAGCTTGCCGCTGAAGCAACTGACACTGGCAGCAATTCTGCTGTGCAGTTCTCAAAGATCTCTCTCACAACAAAGAAGCTTCGTTTGGATTGGGAGCTTTCAACAGAATCTCTAGAAGATAACATTGAAGGTGCCGATCTCGAAGACCACATTGCAAGACTTATGGCAACACAAGCAGGTAACGACCTTGAGGACGTAGTCCTTAATGGAGATACTACAAAAACTGGAGATGCTTTATATAAGGCATTTGACGGAATTGTAAAACTTGCTAAGGCCAAAGGTCATGTAGTTGCAGGAGCGGGAAATGCAATTTCCCGTGAAATCTTCAACAAAGCATTGAAGGCTATGCCACGTAAGTACAAGCAGCGCAGACCAGATCTTCGCTTCTTGTCAGGATCAAATTTGATTCAAGACTATTTATTTAGTACATCTGGCAGCATCCAAAATGTTAACCCACAAGATATTGCTGCAAGCATTATCCGTGGAGATCAGCCAGGACTTGGTGGCCCAGCAGGTTTCGTAGCACCATTTGCATTCGGTATTCCGATTGTAGAAGTTCCGCTATTAAAAGAAACACAAGCTGGTTCATACGCTACGCCATCAGGCGATCACGGAGACCTCCACTTGACATTCCCAAATAACGTAGTTATTGGAATCAAGCGTGATGTAACCGTTTATCGCTTCTTCTGGCCAAAGAAGGACTCCATTGAGTATACAATGTATACTCGTGTTGGATGCCAAATTGAGCAAGCAGATGCTTGGGTAGTCGTTAAAGACGTTAAAGTTGCTTCCTAATTAATAAATAGGAATTAAAACTGCTGAAAAGCCCTCAAATTAATTTTGGGGGCTTTTCCTTTTAACCCACTAATGCTATAATTTATTTACATATCAAAGGAGTAAATATGTCATTTGACACCCTTAAGGTAAAAGACTTAAAGCAAATTGCTGAGGATTTTGCCGTAGAAACAGCAGGATTAAAAAATAAAACAGACGTAATTGCCGCATTGGCAGAAGAAGGCGTAACTTGGTCAGTTTACCAAAGTACACTAAAAAATATAGAAGATTCAAAAGAAGATGCACCAGAAGTTTTACCAAAGTTTGATCCTAATCAAAAATTAGAAGATGACATGGTTTTGGTTAAAATGACACGTGAAAATTATAGATACGATATTGCAGGACATACATTTACAAAGGATCACCCCTTTGTTGCTATGAATCCTGATGTCGCACAAGAAATTTTTGACAAGGAGGAAGGGTTTAGGTTGGCTACACCAAGAGAGGTACAAGAGTACTATAACTAAACCTGCTAAATGGCAGAAATATATAGAACAAGACCACAACACCATACACTAACAACTGGATTTGAATATGAAAGTGGATTTAAAACAACTGTACAGACAAAACTTTTATCAAACGAAGAGCCTGTAGTACCAAGTTCTGTTACTGTAGATATATATACATCTTGGTTAAGTGACGAGTATAAAAATACTAACACAAATCCATTAACTCCTGCAGGTACAAACATTTTGGCCACAGAGGTGGAGACTGATATTGGAGTTTATTCTGTAATAATTCCTCAATCTTTTATGTCTAATGAAACTCTTAGGCTAATATGGAAATATGTTGTTGATGGCACAACCTACCAAAAAGAAACTTGGGTTGAAATTGTAACTCCATATGTTTCAATATTAGAAGCGGCAGAGCAATTAGGTTTTGGCTCAGATTATAGTGATCCAAATCATAAAACATTTAAAGAACTTCAACGTGCAGAAAAATTTGCCAGAATGACAATAGAAAGTTATACAAACCAGCATTTTAATTTAAAACCTGGAAACTATGTCGTTTATGGTCATGATTCAGATACGCTAACATTACCTAAAAGAATTTACGAAATTACTCGAATAAAACAAGGCGATGAAATTTGGATGGATAATTGGGGACAAATAAACAATATAGGTTATCCATTTTTAATAAGTTATGGAAACTTTGGAATTACTGTAGACAGATCATCTTCTCTTACAAATGATGTTTATATTGCAAACGGAATGGTACCACCATCAATTCACACAGACTCTGCAAATATATTTAGACAAGGCAAATCTTATACCGTGCGTGGAATATGGGGATGGGATCATGTTCCTTCAGAAGTTGAAGAAGCTGCAATAGACTTAATGAAATTTTATTTTGCCAAAGATCGCATATGGAAAGATAGATATGTTAAGTCAATATCTACAACAGATTGGGATGTAGAGTATTCGTCACAAATATTTAGTGGAACTGGATCTTCATATGCGGACAAATTGCTTGAAGGCTATATAGTATCACCAATGGTTTTAATATAATGTATAGTGTAGTTGACGGACTAATGTCTATGAAAATGGATGTATATAGACAGCAAGAAGAACAGGATTCTAATACTGGTGCATTAGTAAAAAAATTTATGTTTTATAAAACCCTAGATTGTTATGCTCGTGGGGTTATTCAAGAAAATGTAAATAGGAATGTAGACAAACAGATTTTTGGCAATACGTATTCTAATAATCAGGCTATAGAAGTTAGAACATTACAAAAATTAACTCAAAGAGAAAAAATAAAAGATATAAGAGACTCTGCTGGAAAAATAATTTGGTATGAATTAAATTATCCAAATGATACTGGCACAGTGTTTGAAGTTGTAGGATCTACTCCTATCACAGACCCATTTGGTTCCGTGGTTGCATACAATACATCATTAAAGAGATCGGAGAATCAACAAATTGGCCTCTGAAGCAATGGCATTGCAAGCCGCTAGCGGACTAGTTAATTTAATGGCTGGTCAGCCAGTAAGTGGTGCAATAAAAGATTCTACAGTTGCTCAAATATCTGCAGCAATTTTTTACAAGACTAATGTAATGGCTAAACTTACAGCCAACTTAGCTTTTCAAAATGCATTTAGAAAGGTTATATTTAATCAGATAGATGAAGATTTTGGAAATTACATTGATGCAAAAGCAAGAACTTCTCCTAGATCATTACATCATGTTTATGAATGGGGAAAGGCTGGCGATAAAGAAGCTAGGCTATTTAAAATAAAAAAATTACCAGCAGACGGGCTATCTTTAAAAATTAATTATGAATTATTAGACTCAGTGTCATTTGTACCATCAGAAACATCTAATCATAGACATGTATTTATTAAAAAAGCTTCTATTATGGAAAAAGGAAAACCCGTAGTTATATCTCCAAGAAATGCAGAAAGATTAGTTTTTGAAACTAATGGCTATATGGTTTATATGCCAAAGGGACAATCTGTTACTGTTAATAAACCAGGCGGTGTGGCTACTAAAAATTCATTTTTATCTGCATATAAACATTTTTTTACTGGACAGTTAGTTAATATGTCTATCAAAAAATCTGGATTCCAAAAGTTATTTAATTCATCTATGACAAGAGCTCTTAACGTGCCCGTACAAATTAAAACAGTAAAGTATAAGTTTTCACCTAACAGTATTGCTAATGAGGCCGATGCGGCCCTTCTGGCGGCTTTTGCGGGGGTGGCAAATGGCTAACTATAAATTAGATGCAATGTTTGAACTAAGAAAATACATGTGGACTAAAATGCAGGCTGCCAACATATTTGATCCAAATACATATTATTCTGACAACCTTAATGAAACTTTAATTCCAATTGTTCCAATTCAACAGCAGGCAGAAATGAGCCAATTTTTGAGCGGTAAGAAACACATAGTCTATGACAAGATAGGTATGTCATATAAAGACAACTGGCTAATATGCTGCGAACAGATTCTATTTACCATATATTCAACAGATGTTTTAGACATAGCAGAAATTAGAAACTTTATGACGGATGAGTTTAGAAGAATGGACCAGTCTGGTCAGGATGTAAATAAATGGAGCGGGCTATCAGATAAGTTCAAGTTCCATAGTATATTCATAGCAGACATATCTCCCACAAAACCATCTGAAGAAATTCAAGGATTTTTGGCCACAGACGTAATACTTGAAATACATTATTCAAGGATTACAGACAATAACGGCAGATTTGCCTAGTTTGCTTTAGACGACTTATTCCCCTATAATTGGACATAGAGGAAAGGGCCTAGCCAGCCACAATATATATATATACATTTCATGAAATAGGAGGATAAAAACTCATGGCACAATCCGTAGGTAATGCTAAAAATATTCTCGTTGGAGCGTCCCCATTGTTCTTGTCAAATATTGACATTAACGATGCAGACTACATTCTAAACGCAGAACCAGGCACAGCAATTGCTTCTGGCGCAACAACCGTAGGCGTCCCAGCTTTTGAAGCAGGTAAATCATACACAACCACACTAAATGCTGTAAATCAGGCA